CCGTTCCATCTTTGACGACAACGGAGCGTGATGCGCTAACGGCAGCGAACGGTATGCTGATCTACAACAGTACGCTGAATAAATTTCAAGGTTACGAAAACGGCTCATGGGTTGACATGAGGGCTGCCGTTTTAGGATGACAAACATTGAGATTTTGCAGGTAGCGTTACGGCGCGTTGGGCTAAATACAAACAGCTCGACATTTAAAAATTCTGCCCGTGACTATCTAAATCTTGTTGGCAAAGATATCCAGAGCCGGGAGCAATGGAACTGGCTGTTTAAGTCAGCTACATTCAATACGGTTGCAGACACGCAGACTTATTCATTAGAAGCTGATGTGTTGACGCCGTTGTCATTTCGCAATGTAACTGAGAATCATGTAATTGTCATACAAAGCACCCAAGATATTGATGCGGCTGATCCCGACTCCAGTATTGATGGCGATCCTCGCTTTGTAGCGATTAATGGCATAGACACCAGTGGCGCAATACAAGTATCATTGTATCCCACGCCAGATGGTGTAGACACCATTGGTTACCGTTATTATCGTCAAATTCCAGAGTTTGTTGAAGCAGACGATAACAACTCCATCAACCAATATTACCCCCTTGTCATACAGCCAGCATTAATTTACGGCATCTCCTCTCTTTTTAAACAAGAAAAAGGTGATGACCAAGGCGCTGGTGTAGATCGAAATGAAATGGAGCGCGTAGTAGCTATTGCCTCCAGACAAAATCTCAGCGTCCAAGGAAACCGCAAGTTTCGTATGCGGCGTTCAGACGATGATTCGGCTACGCAGTTTAGCTTTTATCCGACAGAAGGGTCATTAAGCTAATGCCAATAGCTGCTGAATCTTTACGCCTTGGCCCTTGGAGAGATGGGGTAAACTACAGTGTTCCAGCGGAGGATTTATCTCCGTCTGGCATCCATGATATGCAAAACTGCACTGTAGGGTTGGCAGGTGAGGTGTCTAAGCGCAAAGGATTCGCTAAATACAACAGCAGTGCGATGAACAGCGGTGCTACGGTTACAGCATTGGGACAAGTCACATTAGCTGGCACAGAGAAGGTATTCGCTTTCTGCGGTAACAAATTCTTTGACGTTACAGGTGGATCTGCTACAGACCGGACAGGCAGCACAACGATCACCGCTGGCAACGACTATACATGGCAGTGGGTGCTGGCAGGTGACACATTGGTCGCAGTAAACGGCCAAGACACCGACGCAATCAAATGGACGGGTGGTAGTAACAACGCAGCTGCGTTAGATGATGATTCGCGGTTTACCAAGCCCAAACACGTAGCATTTTGGGAAAATCGCCTGTGGGTAGGCAACACCAATACCGTTCCAGATCGAGTATGGCGCTCAGATGCGGGTGATATAGAAACGTGGGGCGCGCTTAACTACCACGCTTTTGGGTATGATGTAACCGGGCTTGCGCCTTTTCAAAGCACGTTGTCAGTGCATACCGAGCAGGGTATACATACCCTCACGCCTACGGGTAACTCTACGATCCCATTCAGCCAGCAGCAGCGCACACAGCGTGGAACGATTGCTGGCCGAACGATTGTAACTATACCCGGTGAGCGTCAGTTGTTTGTGCGTGAGGACGGTATCTACCAGTGGACAGGTGGCCCGGCTGTTGAGAAGGTCAGCTTTGCATTGGATGACGGATACTGGCCCAACCTCAACAGTGCGCGATTGCCGTATTCATTCGCACTGTATTACCCAGCTGAAGAGCAGGTTTGGTTTTTCTTGCCCTTTGGCGCCTCGCAAACTGAGATGAACTCTGTGGTTATCTACAGCAACCGCCTCAACTGCTGGTTTGGCCCTTACAACGGGTTTACGCGCAACGCTGCGGCTATGATCGACGAGTTACCCCACGCTGGCGATTTCGCAGGTCACATCCAGAAACATGAGACAGGTAACAACGATGACGGGTCAGCTATCAAGGCATTTTTTGAAACTGCGAGTTTGGCTCCTCTGGGCGATGCTGTTCAGTGCCGTTGGCTCTACAATCGCACATTGTTCGACAATACAGGCGATTTCGATTTAAGTATAACTCAGACTTCCGCTTCGATAGTTAGTAACGTCGAAACGATACAGATGGGCGATCTGGGCGCTACGTTGGACACTACGTTTACACTGGATGCAAGCGTATTGCAGAGCGATGTAACTGCATTGACTACAGACAGCGATCTGTTTGGATACGATCCGCGCACTAAGCTGCGGTTCAGCAATTTTAACGATGATGAGACGTTTACAATTCGGCGCACCAATCTGCAATACAAACCAATCGGGTTGACGCGCAAACGCACAACAGGAATAGAGTAATGGCTTTTAGTAGAGTTGCTGGTGGGTCAAATAACAGGCAGCGTACAACGCGCACTAATTACAGTAGAATGTCACCCGGTCAAAGGCGGCGATCTCTTTTAGGTAACACTGCTGCTAATAATGCTGCGTCTGAAAGATTTAGGCGGCGCAGGGCTACACAAGCTGCAAGCCAGCCACCTGCGCCTACTACAGATCCATTAACCAATGTGTTGTCACAGCAACAGCAGATGATGTTGGCGCAAGGCGGTGGCTCAATGGGCGCACAGCCGTCAATGGCAGACGCTCAAGGCAGCGGTGGAGCTACCGCACCTGTAAACCAGCAACCGTCGATGGCAGACGCTCAAGGAACAGGGGCTTCGCAACCTGCGAATATGCCGCCTCCTCCACCACCCCCGCCCCCTGCACCCCCAGCGCCACAACCGACTATGGCGCAGATGCAAGGAACTGGTGCGCCTCCAGCGCCGCAACCCACAATGGCAGAAATGCAAGGCGGTGGAAATGTAGCTCGACAGCCTACTATGGCAGAAATGCAGGGAACTGGGTCTGTAATACCACAACCCACGATGGCGCAGATGCAAGGGACTGGAAATGACGCTCCTCTCCAGCCTGCGACACAGCCTACCATGGCAGAAATGCAAGGTAGTGGAAATGTAGCACCGCAGCCTACCATGGCAGAGATGCAGGGTGGTGCGGTGCAAACGACTGCCTTTGATCCTAACCAGCAGTACCGACAAATGTTTTCGCAGGGCATTAGTGGAGATATAAATTTTAACCCGCCGCCAAGAGCTGAAATAGAAGCCTCTATGCGGGAGTATGCTAATAGCCCCGAGTTGGAATCGCAGGTGATGGCGCAGATAGACGCCAATCCCGGAAGCATTAGTGAAATAATAAAAAACAATGCCATTGGCGACCGAATAAAAGCTGCAGCACTTGCAAAAGCGAATCAACGAGGCGGCAGTATACCCGGGGGGCAGCAGTTAGGCGTAGGCCCTTCAATGGCTGATGCACAGGGCAGTGGTCAGCCCTCTGCGCCTACGTTGTCTCCGGGCGAAGAGATGGCGATGAGGCAAAATGCGGCCAATATAGGTTTTAATGACAGGCTGGCGCTTGCATTGGGTGGTGATAGAGGTAGTAGGGGTGGTATGTTTGGAGTTGATCCGTCTCGCAATGCAGGGATTATATCTGATAAAAAAGGCAACAAAAGATCTAAGCCGTCAGACGCAGGTGGTTCATACACAAATCCTTACGAACAGGCTGCACTGCTACAGCGTGGGACTCCTACGGAATCCTATGGTGAAGAGATGGCTGCTCGACAGGGTGGTGGTGATGGTGGCGGCATGAGTCCGCAAGAAGAAATGGCGGCGCGACAAGGCGCAGGGTTGCCCGATATGTCCGGTTACAGAAGTCCATACGAGCAAGCGGCGCTGGCACAAGGCGGCGACGTAACTGCCACCCCAACACCAGTTGGTGCAACGGATGCACAGGCTGAGATGTTTGCTCAACAGGGCGATGGCGGGCTACGAACCTTTGCGGCTACGGAATCAAGCGATCCAGCGCTTGAAAGCCAGTTGCGCTCACAGGCAGAGATGGCGGCGCAGCAAGGTGGTGGGTATGTAGATCCATACGCAGATGCCGCTGCACAGCAAATAGATACTGGCCTACGAACATTTAGTTCAATGCCACAGTTCAACGAAAACGCAGCTGAGTTAGAGGCGATAGCGCGTAGACAGGACGCAGGGTTGCAAACATTTGCTGCGCCCGGATCGCGCTACAACAGAGGCGCAGAGCAGTTACGCCGACAAGCGCAGCAAAGGCCATCTGATACACTACAAGATCGTTTAGAGCAAGCATACATGGGTCGCATTGACGCTACTGATGATCCGATTCTTGCGTCTCAAAGAGCCGATCAGCGATTGCGTCAAGAGGAAGCGCAGAGGGGCTTAGTTGAGCAGTTATCACGCTACGGTGTATTACGGGGCGGTGGAGATACAGCGTCTGCGCTGATTAAAATGTCTGAGGGCAACGAGCGTAACCGCTTGGCGTTAGAAGCGGCTGCTGCACAGCGCAGACAGGGCGATCTGCGAGATGCGTTAGCGTTCGATCAAGCACGCTCTGCAATGGACATCGCACAGCGCGGACAATCGGTACAAGAACGCGCTGCGGCAGATCGACTCTTAGATACGGCACTGGCCCGTGATGTAACTCGCGCTGGACAGACGGGTCAATTTAGAGATGCAACATCTACTACTGGATTTCGGGACACGCTGGCGGCACAGGAACAACGTCAGAGGATGGCGCTGGCCGAACGCGAACAAGACTTAAGAGAGCGCACTGGAGCGCAAGACATTGCTACCAGCGCCTTAGAGCGTGATGTAGCCAGAGCAGGTCTGACAGGCCAATTTGAACGTCAAGAAACATTAGACGCGCAAGAGCGAAGACAACGCATGAAGTTGGATATGGCAGATGCTACTGGCCTAATATTTGACGATAAAGGTGGACAGAGAGAAACACTTGATCGCGAACGCCAGCGTAGAGAGTTAAATATTGCTGAAAGCGATCAAGCAAGGCGCGATAGGCTGGCAGACCAAGATGTTGCTACCAGCGCATTGGCGCGAGATGTAACCCGCGCTGGATTGACGGGTCAGTTTGAACGTCAAGACACGTTACAGGCACAGCTACAGCGTCAGCAGATGCAGTTAGCAGACGATGCTAATCGCCGTGCTGACATTGCACAAGAGGCTGGTCTGTTGGGCGAGATTGCTGGCGAAGGATCTGCCCCAGCCAGAACCACACTCGCAGGTAGGGAGTTGGCCCTACGCGAGGATTTAGCGAGAAAGCAAGATTTACGCGAACAACAGGCTGCTGAGTCTGCTCTATATGGGCAGGTTGTAACTGGAGCGGCAAATCAAGCTCCTATTGCGACATTGGAAGGTCAACGAGCGCAAAGCGCCTTAGACTCTGCGGCATTAGCGCGTGAAGCTACTGAAGCTGGCTTGACGGGTCGTTTTGACGGCGCTTTAACCACAGCCGAACGCGATGCTGATTTGGCTCGACGCATATCCGAGGCAGGTGTAACAGGCGTTTTCGATACAGGTTCAGCAACTCAAGGCCCGATAGACACCATCCAATCACAAGTCATTGAAAGTAGCCTACAGAACGAGGCGCTCAACCGCGCATTAGGTAGGGCTGGCGCTACGGGTCTGTTCAGAGAAGAAGGTGATACAGCCGATCCTACAGAGACGCTTGAAAGCCGCCTACGCACGGCTGGTCTGACGGGTCAGTTGGACGATGACATCACATTGGCTGGTCGAGAAGCGCGGCAAGACCTTATCGGCAGCATACTGGCCGCATCTGATCCAGAACTAAAGGGTCGTACTGACTCACTTGCTGAAGCTCTTACAAGGCAGCTTGGTGATGATTTTGGATTAGACGATGTGTCTGGAGCGATGCGAATAGATGCGGGTAATGCAACATCAGAAGAAGTTGCAGCTGACCTATTCCCACGTTTGGATGGTATGTCTGAAGAGCAACAGGTTAATGAGTATAGAAGATTAGCAGATTTGGGTTACGACATGCGCGCAATAGAGGAACAAGTAGAACAGATGAGAGAAGCTGAACGCAGAAAACAAGCATTAGAGGAGGCGCGGAGGAGGCGAGAGGAAAGGGAAAGAAACGCTAAAACGGAAGAACCCACACAAGAAGAAATTGACGCTGAAGTAGAAAGAAGAATGCGCGAAAGAGGTAACTAATGTTAGGCTTTCTTGCTCCATTTGCTCCGCAAATAGCTGGAGCGGCCCTTACTGTCGGCCAAAATATCATGGCAAACCGTGGGGCCAAACGACAGCAAAAACGTGCCGAAAAAGAGGCGGCACAGGCCAAGCTGCTACAGAGCTTCGGCGCAAACGCCCAGCCCACGCGAGGCGGTATGCAGGGGCCGGGCATGGCACAGCAGGTTATGTCCGATCCACTGACGCAGCAACTGCTGACGAGTCTGATCGGCAAGGGTATCGGGGCATTGAACCAGCCACCTAAGACAGGCGGTGGTGGACAGATGCCAAAGTTTGATCCGAAGAATTCATACACGCCGCTACTGGATTAGGTAAACACAATGGCAAATGG